CCAGACTACGAGGTTTTGTAAAGGCTCTTGAGGCTATGTCGCGTGAACAGTTTGACATAGCTGCTGATGAGTTTATGGATAGCAAATGGGCAACTCAGGTGGGTGATCGTGCAATTCGTGTAACGGAGATGATCCGCAGTGGTGAGTACATCTAATGCCTTTGCAGAAATACATATTTAACCCTGGCATCAACAAAGAGGGCACCGACTACACCGCTGAAGGCGGATGGTTTGACGGTAATCTTGTTCGATTTCGCAAAGGCCTGCCTGAAAAGATAGGTGGCTGGATTAAGTTTATTACCGCTTCATTCAATGGCACAGGAAGAAAGCTGTTTGGGTGGACCTCTTTGGAAGGTACAAAGCTTTTAGGTCTTGGCACACGCACCAAGCTCTACATACAGTCGGGCGCAAACTACAATGACATCACTCCGATACGCTCCACTACAGCTGCAGGTGACGTGACGTTTGGCGCAACTGATGGGTCAAGTTCAATCAACGTGACTGACACTGCTCATGGCGCAGCTAAAGGAGACTTTGTAACTTTTTCTGGGGCGGTATCACTTGGTGGAAATATTGTTGCTGATGTCTTGAACCAAGAGTATGAAATTGATTCCATTACCAGCACTAGCGTGTATGTGATCACAGCAAAAGACACATCTGGCGCGACTGTCACGGCTAACAGTAGTGACAGTGGTAATGGTGGTAGCTCAACAGTGGGCGCATATCAGATCAATGTAGGTCTTGATGTGTTTGTTGATGGCACGGGTTGGGGTGCCGGTACTTGGGGTGCAGGCACATGGGGTTCCTCAAGCGCACTTAGCTCTTTAAATCAGCTTCGACTTTGGTCTATGGACAGTTTTGGCGAAGACTTGATTGCGAATGTGCGGGCAGGTCGTATCTATTACTGGGATACCAGTGCAAAAACATTAGGGACGGATAGAGCCGTAGATATCGCAGATCTAGCTGGCGCTAATTTCACGCCGACTATCGCTTTACAGGTATTAGTTTCTGACATAGATCGACACGTTATCGCTCTTGGTGCAGACCCAATAAATGATTCTGCAACTGCAAGAACAGGAACGTCTGATCCGCTCTTGATTGCATTTTCTGACCAAGAGAACCCCGCAGAATGGTTTCCTACGGCAACTAATACAGCAGGTTCTCTGCGCTGTTCAGCAGGATCACAGATTGTTGGTGGCTTGCGAGCACGGCAAGAGACACTTGTATGGACTGATGTTGCGCTCTATAGCTTGCAGTTTATCGGCGCGCCTCTCACCTTTGGTCTGAATCTAATCAACGAGGGCGTCAGTCTTATTGGCCCAAATGCTCCGATTAACACGCCTGCTGGTGTGTTTTGGATGGATAAGAAAGGGTTTTATTCATACCAAGGCGCTGTGCAGTCTGTGCCGTGTAGTGTCAGGTCTTATGTCTTTGATGACCTCAATGAAGGCCAATCTTTTCAAATATTTGCATTCCTAAACAAACAGTTTGATGAGGTTGGTTGGTTTTATTGCTCTTCTTCCTCGGACACCATTGACCGCTATGTGACCTACAACTATGTCGAGCAAACATGGGCCATAGGCAACCTATCTAGGACAGCATGGCTTGATGAAGGTCTTGAAAGCTTTCCTCGTGCAGCAGGAGGCGATGGTACTAGCAACTATGTTTACTCGCACGAGACTGGCTTTGATGATGATGGGTCACCTATGGATAACGTCTTCATTGAAAGCGCGGACTTTGACTTGGGTGATGGAGAAGAGTTTCAATTCATTCGGCGGTGTATACCAGACGTTAAATTCACGGGCGATAGTGGGTCAACACAGACGATTAACTTTGTTTTGAAAGCTAGAAACTTTCCAGGCGACTCTCTTACGACTGATCAGACTTCTTCTTTTACTACAAGCACGACAAAGATAGATACTAGAGCTAGAGGCAGGCAAGCGGTTGTTCGGTTTGAGTCAGACGACGATGGAGATGTTGGTGTAAGAACTGGTGTTGGATTTAGAATTGGTGGCACTAGGCTTGATATTCAACCAAACGGCAGGCGATGAGTAAGCTTTTACAAGGAAGACTACCATTCATTCAAAATGGCCAGATGGTTGATGGAGCCACGTTCAATCGAACAGTGCGCTTACTGGAGTTGAGCCTTGATTCTTTTGACCCAGACGCAACGCCTTTGTTTACCAGAACGCAGCGAGATGAGCTAAAGTTCAACAGAGGCGATATTATTTGGAACACATCGATCAATGTGTTGCAGGTGTACGATGGTAACAACTGGATAAGTTTATCTCAGGAGTTACCGTACACCACTGATCCGCTTGAAGCGACAGCACTTGTGGGCTCGGTTCAAGTGATAACTAACGGTAATATAGTAGTAAGTGTAGGTTCATGACAAAACTATGTCCAAGGGGTAAAGCGGCAGCCAAGCGTAAGTTTGATGTTTATCCATCGGCTTACGCAAATGCATATGCCAGCAAGATTTGTGCAGGCAAGATCAAAGATCCGTCTGGCAAGAAACGTAAAGACTTCAAGGGGCCAAAGCCCAAGAGTAGCGGTACATCTGCAGCTGCCAAGAGAGTCCGAACATCTCCTGCATCTGCAAGAGGTAGGCGAGTGGTGCGCAAAAATGCCGGTGGCTTTGTTGCCAAGAGAGCTAGGATGGCAGGCGTGACATGAGCCTACAAGATTGGTTTGGCAAAGGCCCGAAGGGCGACTGGGTAGATATTGGAGCACCGAAAAAAGACGGTAAGTTCCAAGCCTGCGGGCGTGCCAAGACCAAAGGATCAAAGCGTAAGTACCCAAAGTGCGTGCCTAGGTCAAAAGCGAAAGCCATGACTGAGGGTGAGCGCCGTAGTGCAGTAAAGCGAAAGCGAGCCAAGCCTCAAGGCGTGGGCGGTAAGCCTACCAATGTGAAGACATTTACTTCGCCTGCTTCTGCAAGAGGACGTAGAGTGGTAAAGAAAGCCAACGGCGGTGAAGTGCGGCGTAACCACCGTGGCTGTGGCGCTGTCATGTCTGATCGACGCAAGAGGACAAGGTACTCCTGATGTTTAGACGTTACGCTGAAGAGTTTTCAAACGGTGGCGCAGTGCGTAAACGCAAGCGCGACAATATGCCAAAGCGTAATAAGAAGAATTTTCGCCCTACAAAAGAAGGCGCGGGGATGACAGAAGCGGGTGTAAAAGCGTATCGTAAGGCCAATCCTGGTAGTAAACTCCAGACGGCGGTAACGGAGGACAAGCCCACAGGTAAACGTGCGAAGCGCAGGAAGTCTTTCTGCGCTCGATCTGCTGGGCAAATGAAGAAGTTTCCTAAAGCAGCGAAAGATCCTAACTCAAGGCTACGGCAAGCTAGACGTAGGTGGAAGTGTTAACATGTCAGAAGCCACACAACAATTAAGAGAGCTATCGAAGCAAAGAACTAAAGAAGTTCTTAATCAGCCTGGCTCAATACAAAGGTTTGCTCCGAGCCCTCTTGCACAAATAAACCCTGCCTTTGCAAGAACTACAAGCTTTCTTCCTCCTAGCATGGCCAATCCATTTGCTGCGAGCATGCAACAACAACGCACACCCGGCGCTCAATACGTCAACTACGAAAGAATGGCGCCTAATATTGGCGGGCCACTTCAAGCCCCACAAGTGCCTGCTGGCTTTGTGCCTCCTGGTACGCAACCTGAAGTCATTCGTCAATATCCAGACGGCACGCCTGTTGGAGATGAAGAAGAAGATCTAGATCTTACTGACGCAACTCAAGATCAAATCTTAGAAAATATAAATAAAGCGCGCATAGCTCAGGGCCAAGAACCTTTTGAATCTATAGAAGAATTCCAAGCAGACCTGCGTCAAAACATAGGAAACATCATTGGCGGAGAGGGTGGATTCAATCCTTTCGGCGGCATGGCTGGAATTGGTCCAAGCTCCATTGGCATGGCTGAAGGCGGCATTGCATCGCTTGAGCCACAAGGAATGTTTCTAGGCGGCTTGATGGGCGCAATAGGTCAAGGCGCTGCAGCTGCAGGAAGCGCTCTTGCTCAAGGGGCTGGCGCCCTTGGCGGGGCAGCTGCAAAAGGTTTAGGTAGCCTTAAAGATATTGCCTTGAAAGGGATACAGAATTACAACGCGAACACGGCTGCTGGCGGCATTGGCGGTCTTTCTGGAAAGCGTATAGAAGATATGACTCGTGAAGAGTTAATAGAGTTGATAAAGACAGGGAAGAAGCCATCAGGTGGGCTTGGTGCAGATTTAAAGACTATAGGTAACGCTGTAACAGACTTTACTAAAGGAAGGCCGTCAGGTGGCACTGCTGCTTTGAATCAAATGGGCGATCTCTCCATGCTTGGATACGCTGGTGGTGGCGATGTTGACTTCCCTCGCATGAACGGCCCTATCTCTGGTCCAGGAACAGAAACATCTGATGACATACCTGCAATGCTTAGCGATGGCGAGTTTGTTGTAAACGCCAAAGCTGTTAGAGGCATTGGTAAACTGGAAGGCGCTGGTAAATCTAAAGAAGAGCAGCGTAGAGAAGGTGCTCGCATGATGTATGCGCTACAGCGTGCTGGTGAAAAGGCGATGAGGAAGGCCTAATGGGTATCTTTGATTCAAAAACAAAAGAAGTTGAAACAGCTGTACCTACAGTTCAGCCGAGTGCTCAACAAACATACGCTGATCCTGCACAAGAGTTAGCAGCAAGACAGCTTCAAGACCTCTACTTTAATCCTCAATATGGGATGCTAACGCGCCCAATACCGATACCTGTTCAACAGGTGGCTGGTCTTTCGCCATTAGAAGTACAAGCTCGTAACCTCGCTGGTGGCCTTGGTGGCTTTGGTCAACAGTTAACAGAAGCTCAAAACTTATTCAGGCAGTCTGCTCGTGGTTTTGACCCACGTTCTGCAGGCGCTTTTGCAGACCCTCGCGCTCGTCAGTTGTATGAACAAAGCATAGGCGCATATGACCCACGCATGGGTCAACAGTTTATGGATCAAGGCGCTAGAGCCATGATGAGGGGCGCTGCGGAAGATATTCGTGGTGCTGAGCGAGGCATGGGCAGAGAGGCTGCTACTGCTCAAAGAGGATTGATGGATGCAGCTAGGGGCGCAGGCAGAGAGTCTCGTATTGGCCAGAGAGCCATGGAGCGCGCCGGTCAAGGCATCGGTGGTCAGGTAACTGGCGCCCAAGAAGGTGCCATGGACGCAGCACAACGAGCAAGAATGCAGACGCAAATGGCAGGACAAGACCTTCGCTCTGCCGGTGAGATGGGTAGAGCTACTGCACTTCAAGGTATCGCTGGTCTTGCAGGCACTGGCGCTCAGTTCGATCCATCAGCCGTATCTAAATTTCAAGACCCGTTCACACAACAAGTCATTGACGCACAACAAGCTGAGATTGCACGACTAGGCGAACAGCAAAAGATTGCTGCCCGTGATCAAGCGGTGCGCTCTGGCGCGTTTGGCGGCTCTCGTGGTGCCATAGCACAAGCAGAGATTGGTCGTAATGTCCTGCAGCAACAAGCTAAGACAGGCGCTGAGTTGCGCTCACAAGGCTTCCAGCAAGCTCAACAGGCCGCACAGCAGGCGTTTGAGCAGGCACAAGGGCGCAGGCAACAAGCTGCACAATTGACTGGGTCACTAGGCCAAGCAGGCGCTCAGACAGGCATCAGTGCGGCACAGCAAGCAGCCAACCTTGGATTGAGTGCAGAGCAATTGGCTCAACGTGGCGCGCTTGAAGGTGGACAGCTTGGGCTCAGTGGCCTGACCTCTCAGGCAGACATTGCTCAACGCGCTGCACAGTTAGGCATATCCACGCAAGAGTTGGCAGGTAGGCTTGCACAGCAAGGTGGCGCTCTTGGATTGCAGGCACAGCAAGGTATTGGTGGTCTAGCTGGTCAACGTGCAGATATCGCCTCTGGCTTGGCAAGAGACTTCCAGTCTGGGCAGCAACTTGGCTCTGGCATATTTGGCGATCAAATGGCGCGCATGCAGGGCGCTGCAGGTGGTCTTGATCGATCAACTCGTGGTGCATTTGGCGATGCATTGAGTGCATTCCAAGCTGGCCAACAAGGAGCTCGCGCAGGTGCTCAAGGTATTGCGGGTCTAGGCCAACAAGGCTTTGACATGCTGACTGGTCAAATAGGAACACTTGGTGGTCTAGGTGCGGCGGGCAGAGGCATACAGCAGCGCGGACTTGATGCTCAGTACAAAGCTGCTACACAACAGGCTGATGAGCCGTTCATGAGAATGCAAAGAGGCTTCCAAGTGCTTGGACAGGCTCAGCCGTTCATGCCTGGTTATCAATCTGGTTACAGCGTTGGCACTCAACAAAATCAGACTTATCAAAAGCCAAGCACGTTCTCGAAGATCGCTAATATTGCAGGCACTGTTGCATCGTTTTTCCCATCTGACATTCGCTTGAAAGAAAACGTTATGAAGATTGATGAAGTTGAGCCAGGTGTTGGCTGGTACACATGGGATTGGAATGACACAGCTAAAGAGCTTGGCATAGATGGCCCAACTGAAGGTGTCATGGCTCAAGAATTAATTAAAGTTGATCCTTCAGCCGTTCTTATGGGCGAAGACGGTTACTACCGTGTAGATTACTCAAAGGTTTATCGTGGCCAAAAGCAAGCGTGAGAAAAAAATCAGCAAGGTCATGGGGGAGTTCAAGGAAGGGACTCTCAAGTCTGGCGGTTCGGGTAGACAGGTAACAAATCCAAAGCAAGCGATAGCGATTGCGCTGTCAGAAGCAAACGCGATGAATCAAGGTGGCATGATGTACAACGAAATCATGAACAGACCAATGTTCCAAACACCACAGATGCGTGAGGGCAGCGGCATCATGGCAGGTGTCGCGCCGATTCGTGGGTATGCGGAAGGCGACCTTGTATCAGATGACTTCTTTACACTTGAGAAGACTGAAGAAGGCTCTGGCATGAACCTTCGAGATGTCACAGATTTTTTCTTTGATCCTGAAGACCCAGTTGATTACGCAACCATAGGGCTCATGGCATTCCCTCCTGCATACGTTGCTGCTCGATTAGCTCGCATGGGGATCAAAGGCCAAAAAGCAGCTGAGCAAGTTCAGAAGGTAGTTAAAGCGCAAGATGCAATACCTAACATGCTTGGTGGAGGATCTTCTCGTGCATCTACTGGCTTGCAAGTTCAAATGGCCGCACTGCCCACTGCCTTTATGGAAGAAGATGTCGCCATGGCAGATGAAATGCCTCAAGACATGGGCGGTATTGCTGCATTAGCTGAGCAACCTAAAATTCAAGAGCGCCGTCCTATGACAAGAGGCGAGCGCAAGATGAGAAGAATGCGTGAAGCTGAGCAAATGGCCATGGGCGGCATTGCGTCTGTGCAAGGCTACGCTCTTGGCGGAAAGGTTGTTGAAAAGGGTGTGGAGTTTGTTAGAAATTTATTCACTCGCGCACGCAAAGGTGAGGACGTTACTGATGAAGTATCTGACGCTGTTCGTAAAGGCGATATAGATGTTGAAGATGGTGATGCAATCATACAGGCGCAAATGGATTTGCCTGGCATTCCACCTGCTGTAGCAAAGAAAGCTGATGACGTAGCTGATGCACTTGACGATGCGCCAACTCCTCCTGCACCACCTAGTCTTGGCAAAAGAATTGCAAAAGGTGTTGGTATCCCAGCGGCTCTTGTTGGCGGAGTATATGCCGCCAGCCAATTTGTTGGAGACGATGAAGAAGAAACTGACGCCGCCTCTGGTGGAAAGACTCAACAAACCGCTCAACAAAAATCACAACAAGCTGCAGCACAAGGGCCAGCACCACTTGGCGTTCCTCCTGCCCAGGCTCAAGTTTTTATAGACCCAGAAACGGGTGAGTACAAACAAAAAGCCACTGGCATCAAGAAGTTTTTGTTTGGCGAGGACGGTATTGGTGGAGAGCAGTCTGGATTTGCTGGTAATGTTTTAGCAAAGCTTCAAGATCCTAGGACGCAATACGCTCTTGCCAAGGCGGCTCAACCATCAGAAGGCTTTGTGCCTCGCAATTTCTTCAGCGATGTTGCGCTGGCTGGAAGAGAATATGACATTCAACAAGCTGAGCTTGATCGTCTTGAGCAAGCCGCTAAGCCTGAAATCGTTCAACAGTTTGAGGCAATCAGACAGTACGCTCAACCAGGTGAAGGTGAAACAGAAGCTGATGTTGATCGTAGAGTATTTAAGAGCTTGTTTGATGACATGACCGCGAACGCTCAACTTGAAGCACTCCTCACTCTCTATAAGGCAATGCCAAGCGCAGAAGAGGCAGGATTAACTCTGCGGCAGTTCTCTGATCAACTTGGCTTGGGCAACGTATCAAGACTTCTAACAAAGATTGAAGATCAAAGCTAACAATGCCGACTTATCACAAGGTCAGAGAGGACGGTAGAAGCTTATACCTTCAAGCTGATAGTCCCGAAGAAGCAAGTCGAATGCTGCGTGAACAGAATCTTGCTTTGAGATCTGAACGCAAACAACAAGAATACAAAGCTTCTGCAGAATACCAACCAGGTGAAACACTTGAAGCTGAAAACATAAGTTTTGGCGGAAAAGTTTTTAGAGGTGGCCTGAACGGGCTGGTATCAATACCAACTAACATCACCAGTGCAGTCGGGTTTGGTTTGCAAGCAGCTGGCGCGGAGGAGGTTGGATCTGATCTTGTTGATCGAGCAAACGCTGTTCAAGAAAGATTCGCTCCAGATATAGAAGACCTTGGGCTTGCTGCTGAGATACCAAAAGCTTTGGTTCAGTTTGGCTTGCCTGCTGGACTTGTCTTTAGAGCCACCAAAGGCGCAAACAAAGCAACACAAATAGCAGCGACAGCTGCTGCCGAAGGTCTTGTTGCTGAAGAAGACATGAAGACCTTTGGCGACACCTATTTGCCAAACCCGTTGACCAAAACACAAGAGCTTGAGTTTCTTTCAGGTCAAGAAAGAGCTTTCGCAGCCTTGTACAACAAGGGTAAGACAGGTCTTGAGGCAGCTGCAATAACCATGGGTGTCCCTCTAGCCTTAACTGGCGCTGGCGCAGTGATCAAGACAACATCCAAGGTCGCGGCAAACGTTCCGGGCGTCAGCCAAGTTGCTGATGGGCTCGCAGCCGTTGGTGAGGGCTTTGGCGAAACTGTTAGGCGCATGGAAAAGTCTAGTCCGCTTGTCAGAAAAGCCTTGTCTCAAGTGAGATTTAGAGGCGACTTACCAGACGAAACGACTGCAGAAATAAAGTCTTTGTATGCAACTAATCTAGCAAGACTCTCTCATCAGAACGAAGTTGCTTTTAAAGATTTAAACACCTCCTTAGAGACCATGATGAAGTCTGGTAAGGAAAATGGCTACACCCAAGAGATGGTAGTTAAAGCTCTTGATGACTTCATCAATCCAATGACTGATGACTACATAGATCCATCAGATGTTGCTGCTTTACAAAAAGCTAAGCTTGATGCGAAAAGCAAACAAAATGAAGCAGCAAAGCTATTAATTGAGATGGATAAAAAAATGGGGTTTGTCAAAAGCGACAGGCTCAATGTGAACACAAAGTCTAGCGCGATTAAGTCTGACTTAAGTTTGTTTAGATCAGCAAAAAGGGTGCGCGAGACAATTGATGAATACAGCGGCGAGATACTGGGTCGCAAAGAATATTTGCCAGAAGGTGCAGAAGAAACCATCGTTGGCCAGATGGGCTTGTATAACGCCCGCCAGTACAGGGCTTTTTTATCTGATAACTATGAAGCAGATCCTGCGAAGTACAAAGCTGCGCTTGGTGTGATCAAAGATGCAATTGTTAGAAGTGACCCGTCCTCTGCAAGTCAACTAACTCGTGAGCAGCTAGATGAAATGGCAGCAACCAATCTTTCTTTGATCACTCAGAAAGGCCAGTTCAATAACGCAAAGGTTTCGCCAGAGGATTTAATTTCTGATGACACGTTAAGAGGTGTATCTAGAGGCCCATTGCGCGGAAGAATCTTGCAAAGCAAAGAGATAAGAGATTTCTTGGGTGAATACACTGCTAAGCGTGGAACTACTTCTGAACGAACAGAAGGCTTGCTCAAAGGCGTTACAGAAACTCTTGGTAGGCAATCAGCGTTGATTGCTAAAGGTAAATACTTTAGCGAGTTAGCAGAGTACAACAGATTTCTCACTGATGACGCAAAGATGTTTGTTGATAACCAACCTGTGTCTGATGTGTTAAAAGGCAGCAAGCTCCAAGAATACATTCAAGTGCCAAACGGGCCAGGTTATGGTCGCTTAGCTGGGAAGTGGGTCAAGAAAGACTACATCAATGCCATAGAAAAAAATGCCACCAGTATGCCGTTTGAAAACGTTCCTATAGTGTCTGGCATATATGCAAGCATGCTTGGCTTGAAAGGTATAAGCCAGTTGGCAAAAACCGTTTACAACCCGACAGGACAAATAAGAAACGCTACCACTGCTATGGGTTTCGCTGTTGCAAATGGCAACGTACCTAATGGCAAAACGCTAAGTGATGCATATCAACTCTTGATGGTTGATCTGAAGCAAAGCTTTGCCACTGAGGCTGGAAAGAAAGCAGTCTTTGATGATTTAATTTCAAAAGGTTTAGTCGGGCAGCAGGCTCAGTTAAGAGAGCTTGAAGACCTGATAGAGATAGCAGCTGGAAAAACTACCAAAGTTCCTGTGCTTGGAAGACTTCTTGATGCTGCTCAAGGTTCAAAAAATAACTTTGCTTCAAGACTTTATCGTGCAAGTGATGACTTCTGGCGTGTAGCAAATTACATGACAGAGAGAAAAAAGATCACTGGCATGATTCAAAGCTCTCAAGTCAAGGGTCAACCTTTCAACATGAAAGCAACGACCATTGATCAGATTCGGATAGCTAGAGCCAACGGGCTTGATCCAAACAATGTTGACGTATCTCAACTGTATAAAAAGTTTGGAACAAGTTCAGGTAAGGTTGATGAGTTCAGCAAGCCTCAAGCCCCAACTGCTTTTGATGAATTCGTAGACGCCGAAGCAGCGATGATCACCAGGAACGTAGTTCCAAACTACTCTCGCGTTCCAACGCTAATTCAAAACTTGAGAATGCTCCCCGTTGGTAACTTCATCGCTTACCCGGCAGAGATCTTGAGAACAAGCGGCAACATTCTTGGCAGATCTATAAAAGAACTAGCCAGCGACAATCCATATCTAAGACAAAGAGGCATGGAAAGATTGATGGGGTTTGGAACGATGACTACGTTCTTGCCATCAGCCGCCGTTGCTCTGGGAACCTCTCTCACAGGATCAAGCCAAGATCAGATTGAAGCATACAAACGATCTGGCGCATTCCCTTGGGACAAAACAGGCAACATCATTCCCGTAAGAACAGACAAAGATGGCAATGTGTTAGAGGTCATGAATGGCTCTTACACATTCCCTTATGACTATCTGGTCAGGCCTTATCAAGCAGTAATGAACGCTGTTGTTAATGGTGAAAGAAAAGAAGAAGCATTAAACAAGATAGCTTTCAATGCTATGACAGATGCTAGTGCTGAATTTTTTCAACCATTTCTAGGCGAATCAATTATTACTGAAAGAGTATTTGATTTAATTGCTCGTGATGGAAGAACAAGACTTGGCTCTGAGGTTTATGATCCAAATGATGAAATAGGGGATAAGCTGTGGGCTGCGGGAGCGCATTTGTTTAACGGTATTGTCCCAGTGGTTTCTCCCGTAGAGCTAAACCCAAAGGAGTCAATTTTAAAATCCATGGGTGTGTTTGGTGAAGGTTATGGAGATCCCATGAGAAGTGTTAAGTTGGGCGACTTAACTAGATCTGTTCTAGTAGAAAGCCAACTATTAGACCCTAGATACAGAGTAAGTGAAGGCGGTAAACAGTTAGATTTTTTCAATGAACTAGCTCAAGCAACAACAGGAGTTAAAACCATCAAGGTCGATATGGAAAGATCTTTGATGTACAAAGCTTATGAGGCGAGGAGAGAGCTTGCCTCTGCAACAGAAGATTTTAGAGCAATTAAAAAAGCTTATGGGCCTCGCCCGCCAAAAGAAATTTTGGCTAAATTTCAACAAGCAAATGAGCGCAAATATAGAGCCGCAAGAGATCTATCGATTGCAATAGACGATGCTAGGTTGCTTGGCGTCACAAATGAAAAGATAGCTAAAGTTTTGAGCAAACAAGTTGGCGGTATTGCTGATTGGCGTGCCTTGATGAACAACGTATTTATCCCTTACACACCACCGCCTAGTGTCACGGTGGGCGCCTATGAGGCAAGTGAGACCAAGGTTAGAAACATTGTGCCTTTGGGCCAAATATCTGATGAGATAGGGCGATCTATGAGAGACACTAGGCAAAGATTCGCTGAGCCGCCTGCACCTCAAGAACGGCCTGCTCCGCTTCTTGAAAGAGCAGGAGAAGCTGCTCAAGAAGCTACGGAGTCTGTTCCATCGTTGTTTAATCAAGCAACTCAAAGAGCATCACAGTTCCTGCGCCAGCAGGAAGAAGAAAAACTGATGGGTGGTAGTTGATGTGATCCCACGACGGGCACCAAAGAAAGGCAAGAGCAAATACTTCGCAAAGAAGACTGAGTACGATGGTATTGTCTTTGACTCCAAGCTCGAAGCAGCCCGGTACAAGATACTCAAGGGTTACCAAGAAGCTGGTGAGATCACTGACCTTGAGGTCCAGGTAGACTTCCCGTGCGTGATCACCGTCGAGGGTGAAGACAAAAAGATCTGCTCATACGTTGCGGACTTTCGTTACAAGCGAGATGGCGAGGTAGTGGTAGAGGACACCAAGGGCATCATCACCCAGGTGTTCACCCTCAAAAAGAAGCTTGTCGAAGCCCTCTACCCTGGCCTCAAGATACTGATCATCAAAGACCCACGAGAGTGGGCCTAGAACGGCATCTTGCGCTCATCAACGTTCTCAAGGTAGCTGCCAGGGAACTCACGCCTCACGCTCTCGCCGGTCATCATCAAGCCAGCTTCAAAGTCTGACTTAGATAACTCACGCATCTCTGTGCTGCTGTAGTGATACTCACCCGTCACCTCAGATGTTGAGTTGTAGAACTCCATGATCCCAACCTGATAGGCCACAGAATCCTTTGTGCTCTTGCCCGGCAGATGGTTGGCGTTCACAAGCTCTGGTATCCACAAGTGGTCATTGCAGCCCTCTCGCTGCTCATCAAGCGTCAGAGATTTCTGTTTGCGCTTGCAGAACCACACGGCGCCGTTTGATTCAGTCAGTGGCTTCACGTTCTTGCAGTTCCTGCAGTTGACCGACTCCGGCAGGCGGCGACCAAAGTAGATGTTGCGATACAACTCCGACTCATTCTTCATGCGCCAATCCTTCTCAGACATGCGCGTGCTCTTGTCGGGGGCGTCACTGGTGATGATGCGCCAAGCCCTAGCTTGAGCTTTATCCCACATGTCTGGGTTGTAATCGATGATCTCTTCGTACACCTCGTTAGTGTTCTTGTTGACCACAACAACCATACACATCTCTAGGCCAAGCGCGCCCATGTAAGCATGAATCTGCCATCGATAGGTTTCGCTCCATTCCTCATAGCTTTCAAGCTTCACGAGCTCTTTGAACCGCTTGTCGTTGGCGCTCTTGACTTCCAACAGTAGGATCACCTCTTCACTAGGAGGTGGAAATACGCCTTTAAGGAGGCCGTCACAAGAGCCTGCGAAGTGCCCGCCAAGGAACGATGCACGAAATTGGTTGCCGTCCTTATCATGCGAGGCGATAGATATCACGTCGGTATCGCGTATGTTCTCAACCACTTGGTCCTCGATGCGGTTGCCTAGATCAAACAAACGCAGCATCCTGCCGCCGAAGGTAGAAGGTAAGCACCAGCGAAAGCCCATCCACTGCTTGTATTCATCGTCATAACCTATCCCGCTGAACCCAAGGTGCCCACGAAAGCGGTTGTCTTTCTCTGCTAGTTGCTCATCGATCCGATCAAAAATGGACGCTAACGACATTCCAGTACTTACCCTCTTTTCTTACAGTGATTTGTTTGATGTGTTGCATGGCGCCGTTTTGGTTGACCTCAACCAAAGCCTGCTCAATGGTGCTGGGGCACCAATAGTTGTTGGTTAGTGACCGCCATTTCTTCTGTGCCATCATGCCAGCCTTTCCTTTCATGCCGATCATGAGTGGCATGTTCTGTGGCCAGTAGTCGCCAGGACTTGAGAACATGACATTGAGATACTCATTGCCGTTCTTTGATGTCTTTGATTCGGCTGAAACGTACTCGATGTTCTTGATGCGCTCGTGTTTCTCTACTGGGTCTTCCAGTTCATCTGATAACACAGAACCTTGAGCCGCCTGCCTAGTGGCGGCAGCATCCTTCTCTTCTTCTTCAAACAGCTTAGGCTGCTCAACGGGTGCTGGCTTCAAGGCACCGCACTCAATACATGCGTCACGATCTATGTCGTTGACCGCCACGCATGAGTCGCATATCCAGATCTTAGTTTGCTGCTCTTTCTCTTTGTCTTCTTTGCTTGGAACCGATGGACGGGCAGTGTCTATGCAGCCGTGCCGATCCATGTTCTCGCCATAGTCCAGCAGCATGCAGTCTTTCTTGTCGCCCCAAGTGCGCATGCCTCGCCCACAGATCTGAACATACAAGCCAAGCGACTTGGTGGGACGCAGCAGTGCGATGCAGTCTGTGCGTGGCGCATCCCAACCTTCAGTCAAGACAGACACATTGCATAGTGCGTTAATCTGGCCGTCCTCAAAACGCTCCAAGATATCTTCGCGCTCTCCCTTTGGAGTCTCGCCGGTCACCACTGCAGCTTCTATGCCTGCTTGGCGTAGGTACAAACACATCTTCTCGGCATGAGCTACAGTGATACAGAAGAACACAGTGCTCAGTCGGCCTTTAGTGTACGCCTTCTCAATCCAGTCATCGATGATGGCCAGCATGGTCTGATCTTCCATAGCCAGCTTCTCAATATCTGACTCACGATAGTCACCACCCTTGAACTTGACCCGCGCAGTTGACGCATCAATTACAGCCTCATCGTTCACCTTGAAGGCCGACAGACGGCACAGGAAGCCCTGTTGGATCATTTCAGGTATACCTACACGGTAGGCAACCCCTGCAAAGAAGTGCTCCTCAAGGCCGTATATGAAGCCCTGACCCATACGATAGGGTGTGGCAGTCACGCCCAGTATGCGTGGCGTTCTCCAGATGGAGGACTCAAAGTGATCGAAGATCTTGCGATACCGGGTGTTGGGGTCTGGCGCCACATGGTGAGCTTCATCCACGATGATGTAGTCAAAGTCACCAGAGGTATCAAGCCTGCTTGGTGTTGCCAAGGTATCCCGACTAGCAATGACGATACGCCCATCGACTTCGTATTGATTCAACCCCGCAGCCAGAATGCCTGATGGTGCACATGGCCATACCTTCTTGAGCTTGTCTTCAGCCTGGCTGACCAGTTCTTGCCGGTGAGCTAGGATCAGAATCCTGCAGTCGGGCTCTCGCTCAAATATCTCCTTGATTAGGGTGGCGAAGACAACAGTCTTGCCAGCCCCAGTGGGTAAAACGATGAGTGGGTGCGTGTCTTGGGTGTTGAACCAATGGACTGCCGCATCAACGGCTTCGCGCTGATAGTACCTGAGCTCCATTTCTTCTTTCTTCCATGAGTTTGCGGTAGGTGTTGCGCCAATATTCCTTGGCCCAACTGTCCTCTGGTGATTTGTAAATGCATCGCAGCACGGCGCGCTTACGTTCTTTGAACTTAGATGAGTTTTCTGTTGCTAATGACATATCCTTTCATCCTCCATGACTTCTGCCACATTTGTGTAAGAACCATCTTCAATGCTTTCAACAACTTGTGGCAACAACTGAGTCATGAGCTCATGATCACCATGAGCTAAGTTCCAGCCCAGTGAATAGACCATCATCACCTCAAACAGGATGCGTGGCTCTAGATCTTCTTTGCTGACCTTCACCAAGTTTCTGATCAGGTCCATGGCGTACTCGTGATCCTCACTGCCGCCTTCCATTTCCATTTCAAAATCGTCTTCTTTTGAATCTGTCATATCAAATGTTCTCTATGTTGTTGATCTCGACATCGACAGTGACCTCGTTGTCAGGCCAGCCGCCACACTTGGCGTACAGTTCACCAATACGTTGAGCGGTATCCACCAACAGAGCGATGTGCTCTTGGGTTTCAATCTTTTTGCGGGCACTGTATTGCTCGCGTGTCTCAACCAAAACGGTTTCACCAGGGTAAGTGCAGTCATCGATCTCAACATCAGGCCTTTGCCACACTTGACCCTTATCGTCTTCGTCAACTAAAAACCAATAATCACTCTCGACCATCTCCCATTTTCCATCCTTATAGGTTCGTATGGTTGGAACCTTGTGGTGCCAAGTAGATGAAAGGTTTAGGTTGGGAATCGGTATCGTGCAGACACGCTGCTTCGGGCCGGAGTGGAAGTCAGCCTCCTCGCCTTGCGTGTTGATGGTGATGTACGCATCAGAGTATTCCATCCACCAAGCATTGTCTGGGTGGACGATCTTGTACTTGTCTACCAAGTCTGGATCATGGTTCTCGATGGCTAACAGAGCCTCCAGTTCCTCAACACGCTCACGTTTCTCAACGAACCTCTTTCGTGTCGATTCTCTTTGAGTCTCTGAGTCTTTCAGACGACGCTCAGCATCAACCAACTTCTCGTTGGCTGCGTCTAGTTGCTCACGCAGTTGTTGTTTGGTTTCAGTCTTCATAATTATTCCTTTTGTGTTTTTGACTATCCAAGTAACGATAGAAGAAAGGCAGCACCGTAGATCGATGCAGCGATGCACACGCCCATGATGATGCCCTTCTTCGTATCGTCATCCATCTAGCGCCGCTACGACCAGCTTGCGGTGTTCAGACCAGGAGCAGGTTGTGCCGGTGCCTGTTGTGGCTGCTCAGTCTGAGCGTGTGGCTGTGCAGGGCCAGCACCAGACTTGAACGAAGAGATCTTGTTCTTGTCTGGATACGTTCCGCCGCTAGGATTGGGGCTACCCTTTTCAATCTCGATGTTTGCCAAGAAAGACTTGCCCATGCAGCCACGCACCATGTCCTCACTGAGGTTCCCAGATGGGTTGCCGCCTGACGCAATCATCCAAGATTTGAGGCGCCCAACGCCCACTTGGTTGTTGAGTACAAACCGCTCCCAGACCTTACGGCCTGCATGCGTTGGGCCTACCACGTTGAATTCAAACTCCAACATAGGGTTGCCATTGCCCGACGTTTTTCGCTCGTACAACGCTGCAGAGAGCGTGTATTCACCTGGCGGGAACGGCGCAGAACCCCCCGAAGTTTCCTTTACATCGTCAAGATTGATATTTAGATCGTCTAAAGACATAGCTGATTACTCCTCAAGCTGCTTCAGTGTTAGTGGTTGCAGCGAGTGCTGCGGTGTAAGCTTCCATGAAATTGTTCCATGAAAACTCAAGCTTGTTTGGCAGTTCCAAACGAGACTTAGCGTCATATGCCGCTGCGAACCGAGTGTACAAACCACGGTTGCCGTAGCTGACACCTCTGGCCTTCTGGCCATCCTTGATCAACTGCGTTTCGTAGTTCGCAAACAAGTTAAAGTCCACCCAGTCCTTGATGAGTGAGTTGACCTTCTTGTTGCAGCGCATCTCCCAGCGGTCATACGGCTCCAGTTCAGGATCTTTGTATGCCTTGGAAGCAACGTGGCTTAACAGAATGACGTTCATACCTTTCTGTGTGTGCAGCACGTTGAGACCAGACAACAGATGAACCCATGCATTTTCTTCGGCAACGTAGAACGCGCCGTAGCCTGCCTTGGGATCAGCTGCTGATGACCAGCTGTTCTGTTCACAGACATATGCCTCGCCAAGTTTGGCTGCAGCGTCTGTGGTATCCAGCACAACTGTCTTGTACTGGTGCTCTTCAGTCACCAAGCTTTTGATTTGCTCCAACATCTCACCCCAAGTATCCGCTTGTGGGAAACGTGGTGCGTTGATGAAAGACAATCCGTCTTCCGCCTGTATGAAGATTGGGTCTATTGACCCAGCACCAAAGGTGCTTTTGCCGATGCCGTCCGTGCCTTGGATGTTCATCCGCACTGGGGGTATCGGGCCACCCGAAGGCCGGGTGCTCGTGATCTGCTGAAGTAAAGACATTAGTCCTCCTCTAGTTTATCAGCGTTGATTTTTTTGATTTTAGAATCACCTAGCTTGATCGAATGCGCAGCGTGCCATGGGCCAGCCTCACTAGGATGGTTGACCGCAAAGTCCTTGAACTTACGCATATCGATTTTGTAGGTGATCTGCTGGGTAACAAAGGAGGGCCAATCACTCTGAGGCATAGCCTCAAGGATTTGATCAACCATGGCTTGGTCCCACACATGAGTGCGAGGGATCTCAACGGTGTAAGGACCGTCTGTGGTTTCGCCGCCTTCGTTATGGATTGTAGCCAGTAGAGCACTGACTAACTGGGTATCGAGCAGTTCGCGTTCAAGCCTCTTAATGTGCTTGTCTAGCTCTGCCTTTTTGTTTTTTGCGCCGACAATCTGGTGCGCCAAACACTTAGCGTTTTGCATTTCCTTTTCCTTTTCTAACTAAACTCATCTCTCTACGAAACGGAGAATGACTCAGGCAAAAGAAAAGTGCAATACCTTTTTGAAAAAAAATTGTATTAATTTATTTGGCAGGATAGTATCGGCAGCTGGTAAAGGAGCCAGACATGGAATATGTGATCGAGAAGAACTCACCCGTGCCACCACACCCTACAAAAGGGTCAGGCAAATGGCAAAAGCTTTTGAGCGAAATGTCTGTAGGTGATGCAGTAACGGTGAAAACCGAAGAAGAAGTTAGGGGGATCAGAACTGCGGGTTACGGCCTGGGTATGAAGATCAAGTCAAGGCGCATCGATGACGGTGTGTACTGGGTGAAAAGGGTACAGTGATGATGCCGTTCTTATCTTCCGATTCAGACGGGCCCATGTCACCCGAAGCAAAAGAAGAACTCCTACACACGATGTGGGAACACGGGATGCACATCATCCCATGCGGTTCACCCAGCGAGGTGGTGCCACAATACTTCAGACAACGTCATCCGTTTGATACCGAAGAAGATCTCAAGGCCAAGTGGGCCAAGACACCACGAGTCAAATGGCAGCACTACCAAAAGATTCAGCCGTCCCAAGACGAAATCGCCCAGTGGCATGCTCAGTATCCCACCGCTAACTGGGCTGCAATCACCGGCATATCATTCGCCGTGGTCGATGCAGACTCAGACGATGCCGTGAACTGGATCGATGCAGGCGGCATCACGCGAACACCACTAACACAAACCTCGCCCAAAGGCGGGAAGCATTACTTCTATTCTATCGGTGGTGCCAACCCACTGATCCGCAACAGCGTCGGACAGAACAAACTGGATGTCCGTGGCGATGGCGGGTACATCATGATCGCACCAAGTATCGGCTATCACATGAAGTGCGACCAGTCATACGGCGTGTCTGGTCTGGATGACCTGCCACTGCTAGGCGAAGCCGACATACAACAAGTACATGTGTTCAACACCGGCAGCAAAGTCGAAAACATACGCGAGAAGCTGACAGAAGAACCCAAAGAACAAGGCAGTCGCAACGACACACTAGCACGCTTGGTCGGCAAGTGGGTCAAAGAAGGCTGGGGTATGCGCGAGGTGCTGATCAAAGCACAAGACTGGAATCAATCCTGTGTGCCACCCATGGACTTGATCGAGGTCACTCGTACCACCATCAGTATCGTCAACGGGCACATCAAGCGACACCCCGATGATGTCGATGCAGGCATCATGGCATGGCAGACATCGAAGTGGCAGACAGAGATCAACGAAGATCTCAAAGAGATACAGT